TAACATGGCTGTGTTTGCCATTCAAGTGTTTTCTAATGTTGCCGCTAGTTGAACCCACTTGTCGTGCCGCAACAGCGATTGATTGGTAAACAGTACCATGTTGGTCTTGAACCGCAATAGATGGTGTGCCGTTACCTTTTTGTTTGGCAATTTTTTTAGCCCACTTTAAAAAACTACTTTTTGGTTTAGGTTCAAGATACTTTCTAGTTGAACCGCCATCACGCAAATTAGTTAGGTTTACGCACTTTCTAAATAAATCAATTTGTGCCTTTTCTAACTGATTTAATTGCTCAAAAGAATCAGCTTTGTGGGCAACAAACACCATCGGTTTAATGCCCTTCATTTTTAGCGATTTAAGCCAGCTATTTTTGTGGTTTTTTTGTTTTAAAGCATAGGGTGTAAAGTGATTAACAATACGCTTCATTCCGCTAATTGTTTGACCAATGTACCGAATCTGATTATCAGTCGGGTCTACCATGTGATAAACGACAAACTTCTCATTGCGTAAATACCCAAGCGGGTCGCAATAAGTGAAGTTCTTGTTTTCGATAAACTGATAGGTCATTTTGGGTATTTTAATTTAATAGCATCACATTTAGCCACATACGCATCCATCAATTCTGTCTTGCCTTTTTGCGCCCAATAATAGGCATCAGCAAAATCGGTAATGGGTGGATATTCTGCGGCTCGTTTAGCAATATAAGCATGAGCATCTACATAAGCCTGAACTGCGGCTTTATCGTATGCGACTTCATTGCCTACGGCATCGTAAGCGACATCGCCATTGACAGTAACGACTTGGGGATATAGTTTGTAAATAGCATCCATTATGCGGCAATCTCCATAACTGTAATTGATGAATAACCTTTAACTCCCGCTTCTGATGCAGTTCTATTTATTCCAACAATAGCACCATCACCTCTAATTTGAAGTTTGTAAGTTGTTGCTGAAGTAGTGGCTGGGGAATCTAAATATGTTCCAACTAATCCAGTAGGCTGGTCATTGGCAGGCGCACCCCATCCGTTTCCTGCGTCATAAATAAAAGTAGAACCTCTAACAATTTGGGTATACATAGTTACCACATTAGTTCTGCCGCCCATACTGCAACAAGTAAGTTGAACCAGTATTTTGCTTGTTGCTGATGTTGGTGTAATGGTTACAGATAATCCAGTTACATCCACCATTGAAGTTGAAGTTGTTGAAAAAGCATCAGTTTTAACAGTTTGAACCACTTGCAACACAGAACCAGTAGGTAATGCGGCTTTAGGAATAACTTGACCGCTTGAGCCTGTGGTTAGGATTGTTCCCGATACGGCTGGTAAGGTCAATACAGTAGTACCAGCAACGGCTGGTTCTTGTAATGTAACGCTACCCGATGTTGAGCCTTGTAAGACGATAGACATATCTTATCCTTATAGAACTACCCAACGACTACCAGAACTTACAGTAACAGTAACTCCACTATTGACTGTAACAGCACCAGTACTCATTGCATTTTGACCAGAAGCGATTGTGTAGTTTGCTGCGATGGTTGCACTATTAGCAATGATTCCATTTGTAGCAACTAACTGAGAAGCCTTTAACTCACCAGTGCTTGGTTTATATAATAACTTAGCATTGGATGTGTATACAGTTGTAGGAGTTCCACTAGTTGCAGCAGCAAACATTGGATATAAATCACTAGCCGTAGAAGTATCGTTACTTAGTGATGCTCCTCCTTGAACAGAAGAAGTACTAACTGCAGTAATTAAACCTTTACCATTGACTGTAATTACTGGGATACTTGTAGAAGAACCAAACGAACCAGTGTTGGAGTTTACTGTTGCAAGCGTTGCGTTAGTGATTGCAGTGCCAGTATTGCCTGACATTGTTAAATCACCGCCAGTAACTGATATAGAACCAGAAACTGCAGCAGTTGTTACTGCAGTAATTAAGCCTTTGCCATTAACTGTAATAACTGGAACAGCAGTTGATGAGCCAAAAGAGCCAGTGTTGCTGTTAACTGTAGCAAGTGTTAAAGAACTTGTACCAGCAGTGCTAGAAGCGTCGCCAGAGAATGCAGGAAGTCTTGCTGCACCTAGAGTACCGCTAGAAATATTCGTAGCATTTAGCGATGTTAGGGAAGCACCAGAGCCACTAGGACTTAGAACATCCGTACCGATAGCCACACCTAAGTTAGTTCTAGCAGTAGATGTGTTTGTTAAATCAGAAAGGTTATTAGCCTTAGTTAGGAATGTAGTACCAGAGGAATAAGCATCAACCCAAGCAGAACCTGTGTATACCTTCATTGCTCCAGATACAGAGTTGAAGTATAACGATCCAGCTACTAAGGCATTGCCATCATTGTCTAAGGTAGGATCAGAAGTCTTAGCTCCTAAGTACCTATCATCAAAATTATCGTATGCTGTTAGGGTTTGATCTCTTGCTGTCTCAGCAGCAGTCTGAGCATTAGCAGCGTTAGTCGCTGAAGTAGCAGCATTGCTTGCAGAAGTACTAGCATTGGATGCAGACGTAGAAGCAGCAGATGCTGAATTACTTGCGTTAGTTGCTGAGGTGCTTGCTGCGGAAGCAGAGTTACTAGCGTTAGTCGCTGAAGTAGACGCAGCAGATGCTGAGTTAGAAGCGTTTGTAGCGGATGTAGAAGCTGCACTTGCAGAACTTGCAGCAGCAGCTTGAGCAGTCTCTGCATTGGTTTCAGCAGTCTCTGCGTTAGTCTCTGCAGTTTCTGCGTTGGTCTCTGCTGTTTCTGCATTTGTTTCTGCTAATTCAGCAGCAGCTTGGGCTGCCTCTGCAGCAGCCTGTGCAGCGACAGCAGCATCTTTAGCAGCTAAGGCTAATAAGACTTCACTAGAAGCATCTCCTACAGCATCACCTGATCCGCCGGGTCCACGATAAATTGCCAAATCTATCTCCTTATTTGTTTAAATACACTCAGCGAATGTACTTAAAGAAAGACTCCCCAGCCGAAACTGGGAAGCCTAGGAACTACTATTAAGCGTTTACAGCTAATACAAAGCCAGTCTCAGGACGTACTACTTTAACACCGTAGAGGGTGTCAGCAGTGTACAGAGTAGACAAGTACTCTTGTTTGTACTGAGTCTGTGAACGAACAGACATTTGCTCAGCAAGAACCATTGTATCTTTATGAGCCAAAATAGCTGCCTTGATGTCGCCACCAGCGGTTGCTGTGTTTTGAGCATCGGTCTCGATAACTGGGCTGTTGCTTGTTACATAGATGTCGATACCATAAAGCGTACCGATTTGACCGTTTTGAACACCACGACCATCAACGAAATCAGAGCTGTTGTAACGATCAATACCCATGATAGCTGCACGAAGTGATGGAGGAATTGCAAAGAAACGACCATCCATTGGGGTATCGGCATCGTCCATCAACTTGATCAAGGAACGGAAGCCAGCATCAGTAAATACGTCAGCAGGAACTACAGTGTCTTCTGCGTAAGCAGTTAAACCAGTAGAAGCGTCGATGTAGTAGCTGGTGCTGTGTGTCCAGTCAGAAGCGTCACCGTTACCAAAGGACTTACCTAATTGGAACAATGTGTCGTCAACTTTCTTAGCCAAAGCATAGCCAGCGTCTTCTGTGTAGAAGCGACGGAGTGATGCCAAAGCCTGAACTTCAACGATGTCCTCGATAAAACGTGAGTACTCAAAATGCTGGTCAATCGAGACTAATACTTCGGTCTCGGTGTCAGCTTGGATGGTAACTGTAGTGTTAGCTGCTTTAGCAGTAGCTACACCACGAGTTGGCTTAGGAATATGGAGCGTGTCGCCCTTCTTACCACGCATCGTCATTTTGTTGACGAGGTTTGCCAATACTAGGTTTTTCTGATAAGCAGCGATTACTTCGTCAGACCAGATTTCTGGGATAAACTTGTCTGCTGCTGTTTTGTTGACAATAGATGTACTACCGCCGGGATATGCTGCTGTTGCCATTTTATAAATCTCCTAAATTAATAAGTTTAACGGACTCGCCCTTCGGCATAAGCCGCAAGAATTTCATCTTGCAAAGCCATATAACGATTTGGGTCTGTCAT